CGATGATGCGACGTTTAACATCAGCTTGCCCGGTAGGTCCAACTGCGCGCAAGTCGCTGATCAGTTTACGGTACTGATTGAAATCAGTCTCTACCTTGTCGCGGGCAACTTCAATTTTAGGCATGTCGCCGGAAATCTTTCCGGGAGTCGGGCGTCCCATGCGCGGTGCACGGGAATTGAATGCCACTACCGGTGCAGCCACTTTGGCGCCGGTGTTCGCCTCTATTGACTGGAATGTCAAATCTGAGGTGTATTGTTCCGGGAATAACGATTGGTATTTCAGTTCCTCAAATTGATAGGCATTAAGATATGCCTGCGCATCTGCCAACCTGAACTCCGGAATCAGTTGATTAATAGTCATCTTATTCTGATTTTAATGATTAAACCAACGTGATACGGGGCAGTGCTGTTGCGATTGCTGCAGCTGCCGCTTTTTCGGTAGCAGGCAATGCGTCGATGCGCGCCGTTCCACTAATTACTACTCCAACCAGTGCGTTGTCCTCGGCCTTTACAGGTCGGTAGGATAGCCCTAGCAATTTTACGTTCGTGCCGGGCGATGCCGGATTCGTAACGATTACCCCGATTCCTGTTGTTGTGTTGCGACCGATCAACGTTCCCTCGGGGATGAAACCATCCGCGGGTGGATTGTATCCGGTAACATTCACAATAACGCCTCCGGGGTACGTATCCACGACGTTTTCGAACACCAGTGGTGCGAATCCGCCGCCTTCTGTTTTTATCCCTAACATGCTGTTACGTGGTTTTAGGCCGTTTTAGCTTTTGCTGCTTCGGCCTGTTCATTTAAAAATGACTTCATTAACGGCGATACCTCTTTCTCGCCGATTTTACCGCCACCCAACACCTTTGATGGCGCGTCTCCGCCCAATCCGGCGTCTGATTGCGCCTGTACGTCCTCGGTGACTGTCTGCTCGATTTCGGCCAGATATTCAGAGAACTCGTCGTCGGTGTTGAAGGTTGCCCGCTCGTAAGCGGAAAGCAATGCTTTCTTCACTAACGGCGAAGCCTTCTCCAATTTGGCCTCCAATTGCTGTCTGCGCGTTTTACCAACCTGTCCGGCTTCGAACGCGGCGAGTTTGCCCGTAAGGGTTTCGATCACCTTGTTCTGCTGCTCAACATGCTGCTTAAACCACGCCGGGGCTTCATCTTTGTCTGATTTGTCGTCAGCCTTTGAAGACTTGTCGTCAGCTTTGTCGTCGGTTTTGTCGGCCTTATCCGATTTATCCGCTTCCTCTGCTGCTTTCTTGTCTGCAGTCCGCTTAGCATCGTCCAAAGAAGCAAGCTCTTTGAAGTCGATTAATGCATCCAGTTTTTCAATCTCTGCTTTGATTGCGTCTTCTTTGTCCACGTATGCGTCCAGTTTATCCGCAAAAGCATTGATACGAACGTTGGAGAGGTTAATGCCCTTGGCTTTAACATGCTCCTTTAATTGGGTAAGGATTTGTACTTTGAGTGACATAATTTTTTGTGCTGTGAGTTGTGTCCGGCCGCCGCCGTGCGCACCTCGTGTGCTTAAGTAGTGGTAAAGGTATGTCCGTTTAATTGGTTGGGAAAGTGGTTGTTCGTATAACAGCCGGTATTATACGAACTATTTACGTTGGCGTGAACAACAAAGCCCTGAACCGGGGAGGAACAGGGCTTTTTACTAACCAATTATAAACCTATGCCCCGGATGGAGCTGATGAAATGCTGTCTTGTGGGGTCTGTGCCGACTGTGTGGTCGCCAACTTAGCCGACGCCTCTTTCTCTGCAACCAGTCGCTTTAACTCTGCTTCCGCATCACTGATCCACGGGAAGAATTCTAGCGCCGTCTCCTGGCTCAATATTCCAGCTGCACGAGCGGAGGCGATATTGTCGATCTGTTCTTTATCGTCATTAATTCTGAACAACGGAATATCGAACTTAATATCAAGTGTTCTGGCGGCTTCTTCAAGTGACCTTTCTATGGCAACGCATGCCGATTTCAGAAAGTTGATTTCGCGCTGGGTTCCCATTCCGTACTCGCCCATGATCTCAGCACGAGCTGCTAAATGAGCGTCCATGAAAATTCGATCGTAAGCTACGCCTGAAACATTGCCTAACTCTTTCATGTCCTCCATAGACATCTGAGGGGTCTGTGTGCAGGTGAATATATATTGGGCAAGCGTGTCGATTTCTAACTTGATAGATTCAGGGGCATGTTCCCATGTAACGTATTTGGCATCCGCCAACGTGGTTCCGTTCGTGGGTTTGATTTGGACCTGTTTTCCGGTTTCTCCCTTATCAGCTGCTTTACCAACAAATTCCCCAATGTACACCATTGTAGGGCTTCCGTGGTAGTCGTTTGTGTCGCCAAAGTTACTAAGCACGGTTTCAAGCCTTGCAATTGCATGTTGGACATCCGCCCACGGAGGTAATGCCTTCCCGTAATAAATCACGGGAATCTTTCCGTAGCTGTGCGGTTTTGCTTCCTCCAGCAACCAACCACTTCCGCCTGATGGGGCTTGCTCACCTTGCCTGGGTTGCCTGAACCGATAAATATGTGTGCTTGTGTAAATATCGAAACGCTTATCCTTAGCAGTTACGTCAATATTAGCAGATCCAGCAAGCTCGCCAATGTCTATTGGCGTTTCATAGGTTCTCCCGAAATATATCATGTCCCCATACCTGTCAAACACCGGAAGTAATGTATCTCCTTTCCTCGGCGAAAGTACCTCACATCGCATCCTGAACCTACCCCCAACACTAGATAGTTCTCCCCAATATCCTTCTGGCGCCGGAACACTATACCATAGTTTTGCAACCTGTAATTCGGAAAGCATTCTCGTGGCCACGTCGGTCTCAACAAAGTCCATTTTATTGTCTTCCCGGATTTTCTTTACCATGTCGTACAGTCTCTCTTGGTCAGGAGTTTCAGGGTTTGACTCCAACTTTATCGCGCCAACGTTCATGAAGGCGACCCGTCTGGTAACGATTAACTTCTGTAAAGGCAATGCAATACGGTTAACTTTTACCGTGCTGCCATCCTTCTTCTTCTTATCAGGCCTTTCAACTGGATCAAACACCGAATGCTGTTTAACATCGTATTCCTTCTCTGCGTCACCATACTCAGGTGCAACGGCTTTGCCCAATGCCTCTACTATTACAGGTAGTTGGTCTGTGGCAATGGTGACGTCTTGCGATTCCTGCACGTCTGCCTGTGATGATGATTGTGTCTTTGCCATGGTTAAATAGTGGTTTAATAGAACGCGTCGGTGAATTCGTTGGTCAGTTCGACAGGTTCCGTCGAAACCAACTCAAAATAATATCTCATGATTAGCAAATCCCGCCAGTCTGGGGAGGTGCCAATGTTTTTCTTTACTTCTTCTTTGGGCAAGATGCGCAGCTTGCCATCACTATCCGATTTATACGTTTTGAGCCATGATAGCTCGTCATTGATCCGCTGCCTGTCCGACTCAGAATCAATGCACTTCAACCATATCTTATGCTGGGCAATGATGTTTTGAGCCAATAAATATGCGCATTGCGCCTGTAGGTTGAAGTAATTTTCTTTCAGCGGATCGAATTGCTTTCCCTTTGAGCCTTGCCAACGTTGCTCGTTCTCCAAGGCCGTATCCATCGGGATTGGTTTGGAGTTATTGACGAATCCTATTATTCCGCAATTATCAACCACTCCGCCGCCAACTCCATCTTCGTCAGCCAAACAATGGTGTGCCGGCACATCGTGCTTAGTACGCATTGCGTTGATGCACTCCTGAATCTCAGTGGTTGCAGACACTGCAAACGAATGCTGCTCAATCATAACCCATCCATCAAACACCGACACCCGGGCCGCATCTGAACCGTAGCGGGCAATATCAGCTATGATGTACTTGGCACCAGTAGGCTGTACGTGGCTGTTGCTATACATCGCCACAATATCATCATACCTACACATCGCCGTTGGGTCATCGTCATATTCCCAATTTCCGTTCAGCAGGCGTTCTTTCTTTGCTATATCCTTCGTTCTTTGCAACCGCTCAATATACCCTGCATCAATATGGGGATTGTCCTGAACGAAAGCTG